ACCAATTGATTAGTATCTGAACCATCTAATGTACCAGTAAATCCAATACGATATTTACAACTATGCAACTTAGACATCAATCTAGTCAATGACTTTGCTTTAAACAAATGTGCTTCGTCACCAATAACAACATCAAACCTATCAAAAAACTTTCTTGGTTCCTTATATAAGGACTGCCAAGTTGATATAACTACATCATGGTCTGTATATTTTTCTTCTCCAGCATATATCTTATGGCAATGGTACTCAGTATTCCAACCATACTCTGTAAAGTCTTTGTACATTTGTTCGACAAGAGACGTAGTTGGTACTATAATAAGTACATTCCTTTTCACATTTACATGAAACCGAACCAATGCATAAATCATTAATGATTTCCCGCTGGCAGTTGGGGACAATAGGAGCCGTCTGTTGTATAGTAGGGACTCGTATATTGCTGAATATTGGTAGTCCCGAACCTTTAATCCCGAAGGCAGACCCAGTGCTTGAACAAATCCAACTACAGACTGAGGAGTTATTAGATCGTTCTGATCCTTGGGATGTCCAAAGTATTGAGATTCCTCGAACTGATACTGATATCCCCTTTCCTTTGCCCAGTCAGTTAGATAATCTACTAAACCGCAATAGATCTCTCCAGTAGCAGGTGAGTATAACCGTACTTTACCATCCCAACCTTTGTATCTCCTCGTTCTTTGCATGTACTTTGCAGAGGGGATTTCAAAGGTAAAAAATTCTGCTGCCTCTTTATGGAGATGAGGCTCCGCTTCAACTTTCAAATAAACTTCATTCTTCTTACGAATAAGGAGGTCCATAAAACCATGCTACAATAGATTTTCTAACTCCAGAGGTGATAGGGCGAACCCTATGCCATTGGTCACCTTGGAAAAAAATAGCAGACCAAGGTTTTGACTTAAAAGTTTTATACCTTGGGTCTGCATCTGGTCTATATATCTCCAAATCAAACTCCCCTCCTTCATAGTCATCATTAAGGAAGAGAGACATACTAATCTTTCTCACCATTCCCCTGACAGGTTTTGGATGTTGATCCACATGCCAGTCATAAAAATCTCCCTCTCCATAGATACCAAATTGTACTGGTTCTATACCATCAATCCTTACATTCCAGTTTGCACTTCTATTAATCTGTTTAGACATACGCATAAGCATAGACAAGAGATCCATATCTCTCAACCACGCTACCTCAGAACTCCTAGTCGATCTTTGACTGCTATGTAATTCTCCTTTAGTAAATTTTAAATCTTGTGATATTGCTTTTCGTACTATGTTAATTGACTGAGTGTTGAAGGATACTTCCTTGTAAAAAAGTCCATAATTCATTATTAAAAACCACTTTGAAATTTCTTCCACTCAATAGCATTTTTAATATGATACGTGCGATTATTAATCATACGTAAAACACCATCTAAAAAGAAGAGCACTTGGTCTATGTATTCAATCTTGTACTTAAGTTTTCCTATGTCCTCATCCGCTTCAATAAACATTGAGATCTCTTCTTTAGTAGTAAGTTTGAGATCAAATGGCATTTCTTTATAGATGGAAGATGGTGCCTTACCTTTATAGTACAACCACTTCTCTTTAATCAGACGTTTCATTTCAATATCCCTTTCCTTTTTCATAAGAGAATATTGATTATGGAACTCCATATACTTCATATGAAGTTGAGGAATTGCTAAGGAATCACTATCATGTAGATCATCATCTAATTTAGAATCAGACTTCCACATGTTCTGCAATGTTTCTAAATTCATAATATAGAAAAAATCAATAGGTTATCGTTTTGTTTGTGAGTTTGTATTTCTGATTTCGTAAAGTGTATATCTGAATGTTGCTGTTGAAGTAAAGTAATCATTATCACCACCAGTAACATCAAATGGTAATGATGATAAACTTACAGGAAACATATCCTTAAATACAACATCGAAATTTGCAATGTTATTATTGTTCAGTACCTGTAGTGTAGCATCTGAAAATCTAGGATCTTCTGAAGGACTATCAGCATACTTGTCTATCCAAACTCTCCTTTCTTTAAATTCTTGAGGAGTTCCCAATGCCCTCATCCAGTTATGGATTTGCATATAATTTCTTAGATCCTCATCAACAATAAACTCAATAGAAAATTCACTGTAACGCATGTTTCCTTCAACTGGGATGGGAACCATACCCCTAGTTGGAATCTCAACTTGTCCTAGTTCTACAGTAGGAATTTCTGCTTTTTGACACAAGAAAGATACCTTTGTAGCTTTATCCAAAAGGAATAAAAATCCTATCGGAGAAAGAAAGTTTCTATTTGTTAATTGGTCTGAGTACCAGTTTGCCATTAGACTATTCTTGTTCCATTAATATTTATGCACCCACTAAAAAAGGACTCCGAAGAGTCCTTTAATTAATTTTTAGTTTTTAAACAAGAATCTCTTTACAGATTCTTTTACAACTGGGTTGATCGGTTTCACATTCTATTAGGCATTCGTAGTAATCATCCAATATTTTATCATGCTCTGATGTATGGTGATTCCATTCTGCCAAACTATTTCGTGAAACTATGTTATGCATACTTATTCTCCTTTTAAACTTTATTCATGGTGTAGAGAAGTTTCAGTGCATCTTGTTTCCTCTTGTGTGTAGGTTTCCCTGACTGCTACTATTTAGTCAGAAGATCAACACAAAGGGGGGTTGTTTTAACAAAAATAAATGCCTATTTTTATATGGGAGTGGTGGGAGTCGAACCCACACTGTAGAGATTTTAAGTCTCTTGTCTCTGCCTTTGGACTACACTCCCTAACGACTCAGGTAGGATTTGAACCTACGACCAACTGCTTAGAAGGCAGTTGCTCTATTCCACTGAGCTACTGAGTCAGATAGGACTAACGGGAATTGAACCCGTTTCACACCGTTATAAGCAGTGGGCATTAACCAATATGCGATAGTCCCTTGTCTTGACTCATGAATTGTAGCACAAAAAAAGAGACCCCCGAAGGAGTCTCTGATTAGTATATGTAATACTTGGATTACATGATGTTAGCAACTTGTGTACGTCTGTAGTACTTGTTAGCATTCGCTGTAAGAGCACCAGAACCTTGGGTAAGACCACCTGAGAATGGGTTTGAAACCATACCGTAACGAGTCTTAAATCCAATTTTTGGTTGGAAGGTGTCAGGATTAATCGCTCTGACTTGCTGCAATGGCACGTAAGGGCAATAGAATAATCCAGCGTCATAAGGTGAAGTACCTTTGTATCCAGCAACGTAGAAGTGCTTATCAGCAACGTTAGCAGAATAAGGATCAACGTAGACCTTGATCTTACCGTTAAGAGTACCAACTAGAGTTGAAGATGTATCATCTACACCAGTCAAAGCGTTGTTACCTTGTAGACCAGGAGCATAGTCAAGAACTCCAGCCATTCCTAGAGCAGAAGCAACGTCTGCAGAGCAGATCAAAATGTTGCCCTTCCCTCTACGAGTTTGCTGACCGATAGCGTTAGCATCTCTTTCAATCTGGAAAAGAAGTCCTTTGAATTTCTCAACTGACCATCTACCATTTGAGTCAACGTCAAGGTCGAAGATACCAGCAGTAGCAGTATTGTTTTGAGCACCAGCAACAGCGTTTGTGTAGATAGTTCTAACAACTTCTCTGTTGATTTCAGCAAGGATCTCTGTTGAGAGAATGTTGCTTAGCTCTTGCTCGGCATCAAGACCATGAATTGCTTTCAAGTCCTGAGCAAGCTCAATGCTGTACTCAGCTTTCAAAGCACGTGCTTTGGCTGTTACAGTTACCTTCTCAATGGCGAATCCCATTTCACGGAATTCATTGTTCGCAGATGAATCATCTAGTGCTTCAACCGTAGCGGTTGTCATACCAGTTCCATCACCTGTGTTCTCATATGTTCCAGCAGGGGAATCATTAAGAAGTCCAGGGTTAGCACCTTCAGCGTCGTTAACACCAGAAGAAGAAGCAGTAGGATCGTAGTTTGATAATCCTGTGCCCTTTCCACCAGAGAAACCAGCGTTAGGCTCGTTGAACATTGCTTCTCTGAAGTCACTGTTCGCAGGTCTACGCTCTGAACCGTAGTTAGTTCTCATCGCAAAGATAAGTCCAGTAGGACCAGTCATTGGCTGAACGCCAGCGATATCATATGCAATTAGTTGTGGCATTGAACGTCTAATAAGACTGATCAATACTGGGTCAAAACCTGCAACACCGCCAGTAGCTGTGTTTGCATTGGTATAACCTGTTGTTTGCAGAGTTTCGTTAAGGATTTGTCCTTCTTCGATCTGTGCTTTTTCTTGGTTTTCAAGAAGTTGTGCGACTACGCCACGCTTATGTGAATCCTTAATCTCGTCAAGAGCTTCGTGATTCAGAACGGGTGCCCACTTTTCTTGGAGTTGTTTAATAGACATTTGTCTCTTTAAAAGTAGTTTTGATTATTAATTATTTGGACCAACGAGCGATTGCATCTACGTACTTAGACATAGTGCCACTTGTTGTACTTTCGACAAGGGGTTCAGAACTTTCTTCGGTGGGTTCAGTTGCTGTTTCAGTAACCTCAGCCTTCCTAGTGAAATATGATTCCTTGATCGTATTGACTTTATTTCTAAAATCATCTTCAGTTTCAAACTCAACACCCTCTGCGAGAGAAGCAAGCTTCTCCTTTTGGGTCTCAGCGAGTCCCACTGCACATTCGTTCACAATTTCCATTTTAACAAACTCCCCAATTCTCTTATTTAAAGATACATTAGAGTCGATTTGCTCGTTGAGTTTAGCTTCCATATCATCTAACTCACCTGCCATACCATCAAGCAGGTTGAATTTCTCCTCAGGCACTGTAAAATTGTGCTCTAAGAAGAGACCTTTTAGACCAGAGAAGAACGATTCTGCCATCTCAGTCTTAATGCCGTGCTCGATCTGAAGGGAATTTTCCTTCATCCATTGATCGGCGGCATAAGAGAGATAATCGTCTACCTTCTCGGCCAATTCTGTTTGGATCTTTTCAACTTCTTCAGTTAAGGCAGATTCCATTGCCTCTTGTAACGCTGCTGCTTCTTTGTTAACACGGCTTGTTACAGCTGCTTCAAAGATTGTTGCTGCTTTTAGTCTGAACTCTTCTGAGAGGTCTTCACCAGCGACAAGAGCGTCAACATCCTCAGTAAAGTCGAGGTCGGTTTCAGCGATTGTTTCCTTTTCGCTGTCATCGGTCTCTACCTCCTCTTGTTTTGCGGATGCATCACTTGGTTTTGTGGAAGGAACAGGTGCTTTACCTACTGACGCAGCAGCAGATGCTCCTGCATTCTTTGTGCCAGCGGCACCTTCCAAGGAATCCGAGGTGACGTTAATTACTTTCTTTGCTCCACCTTTAGAAGTATCGATCTTCTCAGCGGGTTTAGCATCTTTAGTAACTGCGTTAGAACCTTCGGTCACTTGATCCATATTATCTAACTCTTTATCGAGTGAGGTCTCAGCCATTTGTTTGAACTCCGTGTTAAGCTTTAGCGTTTCTTTATTTATTTATAAATCACAAACTCTTTAAAAATGCTGCAAATGCGGAGATTTTCTTCTCTTGCAGATTAATAAGAGTTGCTTCATCAATTTCTTGTTTGATTTGGGCAACAGTAGACTCTTTGAGTACACCATTATTCCAAACCCATTCTTTACCTTCCATGATTCCATTTACGAAAGCATCAGGTGCAGAAGGATCTGCTACAATATCAGCAGCAGTGGCAAGCATGAAATCATCACATACAACATTGCAGTTAGATTCCTTCTTGATTGATCCCATACCTCTGGAAGAAACTCCTAGTCTTACACCCTCATCGAGTAAAGACTTTGCAATTTTTCCGTTTGGTGTATCAAGTATCTTTGCTCTACCGATGAAGTTATTTCCATCTTCTTTCAAAGATTGTATCTTATGTGAAACCCTATCTAAATTAATAGAAGGTCCATCAGGGTGACCTAATTCACCAAGAGCACGACCAGATTTGATATAAGACTCATCATATTTAGCAACTTCACGTGCTAATGTTTTCTGAGGATACATTCTGCCATTACGGTTTTTTAATTCCGCTTGCAAAAATATACCTTCAATGAAGTAATTTTTCTTACCTTCTTTCTCTTCTGTTAAAAATTGAACTTCGGTAAGTTCTTCAGCTATCAGTCTCATCTTTTGGTTCCTCTGTGGTTTCAGGTTCCTCGGTGGGTATTTCAGCAGTAGGTTGTTCTACTTCATTAGGATCTGGATCTGAAGGAAGTCTAACACCAGAGGTATCAACATCCGTCACTTCAGCA